GTTTCGTCATGATTGCCGTTGATATTAAACATCTGCATTGAATCAGAGTATTTATACGATTCTTCAATAATCGGGAAAATAAAACGTTCTGCATCTCTAACAGCTTGTACAAAATCAATCGGATCTAATTCGGTTCCTTTGGTTGTCTTAGAAGTATTTAAAGCATCCGAATGTAATAGATCGCCTAATTGAGTAATAACAATCTGTTTCCAACCACGATGAATTAAATCGATTAATTCAACTAAACGGTTTTGGACATCTTTAAACTTCGTAATCCCAAAATGAAAATCAGAACAGGCAATCACTAAATTATTCTTGCCATGCACATTAGATTTAATAACTTTGACTGGCTCGACTTTTTCATTAAACAAGCTGATTAATTCATCAATTGATAGATCATCATTGGTCTTTGGCTTAACAGACAATTTAACTTGATGATTCCAATATTTCTCACCATCGCCGTTTGTTACTGACCAATCGTTATTAACTACATTTGATACTTGCCAATCTAACGGATCATAACCGGCAAACCTCAAAATATCTGCTGGCTTCTTACTAGAAGTTTGTCTGAAATCTTCAAACTTGAGATTAAAGTCAATCGAACTAACATTGCCGTTATCATCAAAGTTCTGTTTACTGGAAAAGTCTTCTTTGCCCTTTTGTCTTTCATCGGTAAAATGATATTTACCTCTTTGATAATCAAGCAAGGCATGATTGACAGAACTGGCCGAAACTGAAATATAAAATTCCTTATTCAGTTTTTTGGCTATCTTTGGATAACTTAAGTCTTGATCTTTTAACGACTTGGCTTTCTCTAAGATGTCTTTAGTCCATTTCATTTATGTACTGACTTTCTATGCATTCTTCTTAATTCACTTTTGTGTTGACGTTTGATAACATTCATCGCATCAATAACTTCTTGTGGAATTTGATATTCAGTATCTTTGTTTAATTCATTGACTGCAGAATTGGAAACCTTTGGTTTTCTACGTAAATTAAAAGCAACCACCAATAATGTGATTGCTACAATAAATGCTATTAACTTCATGTCTGCTCCAAAATAAAAAGCCGGTCGTTAGACTAGCTTTTCTAATACTGCGGGTTGAAACCCTGTTAAATTGCCTTTATCAGTAACAACGAACGGCAACCTTTCAACACCAATTCTTTTTAAATGGTTAATGGCGTTTTGGTCGTTCGTTGTGTTAATTTCCTGATAATCGATATTGTGTTCGTTAAGCCAGCGCTTAGTAGCTTTGCATTGCGGACAATTGTTTTTCGTATAAACTGTCATTTCCTTAATTCTTTAACACTACTAAATATAGCAACTGTTTGTCTGATTATCGTCCGAATAATAACCGACTTTCGTCCGAATATTGTCCGGGTTTCAAATAAACGTGAAAATCTTTGATATGGAAGTCTTCTCGTCCATGATAATTATCAGCAAATAGTAACAGCGCTTTATTCATTGTTTCGTTAGCTTGTGACCGACTCATGCCTAGTGAATTAGCAACATCGGTCCAATTTTTGTCTTTGTAGATATTATCAACGTAATAATTTACGAAGATTAAGCGATACCGATCTGGAATGTGCTTAATGGCATAAATACAAGCGTGGAATTCATCTTGAAATTGCATGTATCGCTCATGTTTTAGTTCTTGCGTATTATCAACTGACTTCGTAGATGGCATATCCGACCACTGTGGCGATTTTAAATCACTGATCGAACCACCAGCACGAGCCACTAAACGCTCGAATTGTGATGGTTTATTAAATGACGTTTTAAAAAATGAACGAACACGCTCTTGCGTTGCTTTATCGTCAATATCATCAACTTGCAAATCTCCACGTTTATAGTGCATGTGGTCTCCTTTCTAAATAATATTTAATACTATTTAATTCGTTGCCTTGTGGTTATTAGACGCTGGTATAAAGTCAGGAAAGGTAATAAAATTTTCTGAATCAAATATATATCCCAGTAAAGCCGTTTTTAAAGTTAATTCTTTAGTATGAGATTCACAAAAATACTTTAATTCATTTAACCAATTAGCGATATATTTAGGAATAAATACAGGTTCGTGAATATACACCGGTTGTTCTTTCAAATTATCCGGCAATGTAGTATCAATCAAAACTTCATGACGTGGGTATGCTGGGTCCATACTTAAACCTTTTTGTAAAATTCCTACTTTTTTAAATGTCATTTCACTTCTTCTTTCCTCAAGCCAGAAACTTTGTCTCCTAGTTCATCAATCTCTGCTTGAGTGAATTGTGTTTGCCAGCCACCCCACTCATTCTTGCTTGCAAAAATAGGTGCTATTACTCCAGACTTATCAATATTGAGATATTTATCTTCCTTCCCAATATTTTCCAAATCTGCACTGATTAAGTAGTACTTTTTCTCTGGTTCGATCTCAACAAAGTCACACCAGTTATTACGATAAAGGAGCAAGAAAGCAGTTTTTTCATCAGATAATTCATAATGAAAACGGTTTTGCCAGTATTGTGGATTGCTGTCAACTGGTACTAATTCAAAATTTTCCATTATTTAATTCTCCTGATAAATATTTTTATTGCGTCATAACCGGCATTGAAATGTTTTCTTGCCTTGGTTACTACGATGAGGTTGTCGTCTAAGATCACACCTGCTTTAACTAATTCGTCTTCTAAAGCCTTAGCCACATTGTCTAGATCCGACTTTGCGTGTTTAGCACACCAAAATTCAAAGGAAAATTCGTATTCTTCTGTGTTTTCCATTTCTGCTTGAATGGCTGGCCAATCAGGTTTAGTAATTTCCAACCATCTTTTTCTAAATTCTGTATATCTTTTTGGATAATACGGGTGGCCAAATCTAGGTATTTTAGGCCTGGATGCTGGAACGGCTTTGATTTTATATTCTTTAGCGAACACGCTTCTCTTGCCTTTCCAATAAAGCTTTTTTCTTTATTTCTAATTTGGTAATGAAGTGAACAAATTTATCCTTCTCTTCTTTTGACTTGGCAAACTGAAAATCAAACTTATATCCATTAATACGCTGATCTATTCTTTTAATTTGATTACGGATAATCATGAGCTGTTAGCCTTCAATCTTTTTAAGGCCTCTAAGGCTTGGTCATTAGAAACATGGTCACTATTGTTATCTAAATGGTCGTAATCAATCGCAATTTCTTTTTGTTTGACATCAGCCTGCTTGTACTCCCATTTGATTGTGTTGTTCAGTCTTTCATCAAAACGGCCGTTAAAGATCGTTTCCGGTCTTAGAAACTGTTCGTAGTCAGCTTTGCCTTTCCAATGTGAACAGGCTCGATCAATGACTGTCTTTAAATCTTCAGGACTAAAGCCTTCGTTTAGTCTGGCGATGATCGGCTTGGTATTCTTCTTTGCTGATAGATTGAACTTTCGATTGCTCTTCTGATTGAAATAGTTCAGAGCCTTTTTAGCGATTGTAATGTTTGGTGATATAGATGAGTCAGGCTTGCCTGACATAATGTCTTTATCTGTATCTGATTCTGTATCTGAGTCTGAGTCTGTTGCGTCACGTGACGTCACGATGACGTCATGCTTTTCTTCTATAGATAATGTCTTTTTGCGTTGGCGGTACTTTCGATTCCTTTGAGCGTTTAATTCCCTAACTTTTTCCATACCACCAATGTTTTGGTGCTTTTCCCAATTGGTGATGGCAATCACACCGTCTTGACCGATATCGATCATATTGAATTTGTTCAAGGTTGTAATAGCTAAGCGGACAACGTTCAAGGGCTTATTAAACAAAGTAGCCAGCATCTCATCGGTATAAGGCATGTTTCTTTGAATATAGATAAGACCATCGTCGTTGGTCTTACCGGCAAGAACCAACAGCCTGATCCAGATAATTAAAATCGAATCAGATTCAGGTACAGATTGGATAAGACGGATCTTTTCATCATCGAACATCGTAGTTTTAAGTTTTATCCAATGTATCTCTGCCATTTACAGCTCCTTAAAATGGCAAGTTGTCCATTACAGGGTCGCCAGTAGTCTGATTTTCTAAAGCCTGATCGACGCCTTGATTGATTGAAGCTGTATCTTCTGTATCTGCTTTGGGACGCATTTCTCCATTTGGCTGTGAAGAGGCTTGCTTAGGATTGTATTGGCTGATATTGGCAAAATACTTTCCAGCGTTCTTCCCTCTAGTAACTTGACGCCAGCCAACTTGAACATTGATCTGTTTATTAATCACTGCTTCAGCGACCGGGTTTAAGCCGTCTCCTTGAAAGCTGTAGTTATCAGACTTGCCATCAGTATCTACAGCATTTAACAAGGCATCAATTTTCCAGGCAGCTTTTTCCGTATTGTAAAAACTATCAAAAGGAATCAGTTCCCCTTCATGTTCGCCGTCTAATACCTGGTAATTAAGCGTCATCGTATCAGCGGCTCCGTTCTGGCTCTTTTGAGCTTGGTAATCTTCTAGAATGGTTACGTTGTATTTGCCGCCTTCGTTTAGATATCTGTTACCCCGTCCGTTTTCAATATGGTGTGTAAAACTCATGATGCTTTCTCCTCTGTCTTTTCTTCTTTAACTGTTTCAAATAATTCTTCTGGTAGTGTTTCTAAGCGCTTGTCCAATCGGTTTTTGGCATAGGTCTGCTGGTCGGATGCTAATTGAATCGATCGTTTGCCTTTGTTATTGGTAATTCTGCCAACGACATCGAATAATCCTAGAAAACTGTTTCTGGCAATTTCGTTTTTAATTGACGGCATAAAGCGGGTCAGTTTGCCCCCTACTGGATCGGTTTCGTCTATCACTGATTCCCAAGCCGTGACATAAATCGTCTTGCCGGTTTCCCTTAACAAGTTAGCCAGTTCGGCAAAAAAGGATTGCAGTAAGGGATAGATATCGTAATTACTCTTACTGGACTTTGAATAGATCTCTAAAATTTCCGAATAAAGAAAACTGACGTTATCCAATATCAAGGCATCGACTTTTTCGTTAAAGCCATAACTTTTAATGAACTTGGGCAGAAATACATTTAAAGATCTTTTTTCGTCACTGCTCATTTCATAGATCTGGGTATCGTTAAAATCTTCAATCACATGGTTTAAAGACATATCAAAGGGCAGTAAGATTTTGTTTCCAGGAATATAAGAAGCCGTTGTCGTCTTACCAGTTCCGCCTTCCCCATAGATCAAGTACATATCACCTTTGGTGATGTAGTCTTTTGCGTTAATAAAAGCCATAGAATTCTCCCTTAATCAAACTTGACCCTGCTTTGTTTTTCATAAACAACTACACCATCGAGATCTTCTTGAATAGCATCGCCAAACTTCTTTTTAAGCTGCGTTGGTGATTTCAATACAAAGGCGTCTAGTCCGTATTTTTGATAAAACTTATTTTTGATCTGATCGTTATCCACGTTTAATAATTGCCGATTGGCTTGGGTTAAATGAATATGAACGAACTGTGATCCATTGATTAGGCGTTTCTTTGTTTCGTCTTCAACGTTTTTGATTGGGTTCTTTAAGGCTTTGATTGTATAAGCGATGCTTTCCAGATCTTCATTGCTTAATTCAGAAATAAAAGCCCTGCTTCTAAGCTGCGATACGTTGGCAACTTGGCCAACTTCGTCAATAACTCTAATTTCGTTACTCATGCTATAATTACCTCGTAAATTTGTTATTACTTCCGAGTGCAATCGGAAGTTTTTTTATTTGTATGAAAGTTTGTAACCTTTAATTTCTTTGCCAGTTTTGATGGCGTAATAAGCACTACAGTGCAGCTTTTTGCCGGCTTCTTTAAGGGACTTAATTTCAACCTGCTCGCCAGTTTCTAAATAAGTGGCAATAACCGGTTTTTGTTGTTTTTTAGCCTTATCCAAGGAAGCTTTAAAAAGATGAATGCCTTGTTTCATACCCTTAGCAACACGCCTAACCGTTTCATCACTTTCTTCTGATGTATAAAAGAAATGTTCAATTTTCGCCATCAGTCTTCGGCTCCTTGAAAAAATTCTTTTAAAGTCATATTTGATAGTTTCCATTGCACAATTGCCATTCCTATTAATGAGATACAGATTCCAGCAATTGCTCCGGCTGCTAGCATGGTGAGTTCTAAATTTATTAAATTATTCATAATTATTTATTTCCTTATTATTCTTTGTAAGCGTTTTTGTACTAGAATTAGGCTAATTTTTATTGTGAAAGGAGAAGGATTAATGTTCAAAAGTGGTGATAAACCAGGAGCCGGACGCTATAAATGTCTAACCTGTGGAGATATCATTTATCTGTTTAAAAACTCAGATATCCTACCCTTTTGTCCAGAATGCAAAGCTACAGTCTGGGTTAAATTCAGTCAGACGCTAAGTTAAATTTTTATTGAATATTTCTTTTTATAGATTTTCGATATAGTCATCGAT